AAAAACAGTAAAAGATTTTTGAAAGATAACTTTTTTTTAATTTAATACGAACAATTCTTTATGTTTAAAAAAAAAGATAAATGGTAAGCACATTATAGATACTGTTATGTTAAACCAATTAAAACAAAAGAATCTATTATATTTAAAAACACTAAAGAAGAGCCTTTAGTTGCAGAAATGATTTATCCTAATACTACATTAGTAAATCAAGGCGTTAATAAAGGAGACTTAATTTCATTTAAGCCTGATAGCGAATATGAGTTTGAAGTAGATGGAGAAAAACTATATAGAATGTTTGACCATCAAATAACAATGATATTATGAAATCAAACAGAGAAATTAAATTAGAAATTATTGACGCAGCCAGAAGAGCTGTTCACCAGTTAATTAAAGTTGCCAAAGAAGATATTATTAAGCCAGACCCTGAAGATGATTTGGCTGCAGATAGACTTAAGAATGCAGCAGCTACTAAGAAGTTAGCTATATTTGATGCATTTGAAATACTAAGTAGAATAGAGGCAGAGAAAGAAGCTTTGTCTATGGCAGAAAATAATAACAAAGTAGATACAAAACAAGGATTTGCAGAGCGTAGGTCAAAATAACGACATGTATAAAGTGGTACAAGATTACGTACCTAAATCCGTACTTACCAACAAGAACAAAAATAAAAGTTGGGAGTATGGATACAACAAGAAATATGACTTTGTCTGTATATCTAGAAGTGGCGAGCTTGGAGAGATTATAAATATACAAGGTCTTATTATTGGTCTACCCAAACAACCAAAAAAAATACATTCACGTTCAAATAAAAAATCTGAACAATACTGGGAAAGAATAGATATTCCAAAACCTCTTAGTAAAATTCAATCTATATTTCAATGGAATGAAATGCCTAGTGAGTTTAAAAACAACTGGGTTGATTATATTGAGAATGAATTTGATAATAGAGAGTTAGGTTATTGGTTTATGAACAATGGAGTTCCTACATACATATCAGGAGCTCACTACATGTACTTGCAATGGACATCTATAGATGTTGGTTACCCAGATTATAGAGAAGCTAATAGAATATTTTATTTGTATTGGGAGGCATGTAAAGCAGATAACAGAAGTTTTGGAATGACTTATCTAAAAATAAGAAGGTCAGGTTTTTCTTACATGGGCTCTTCAGAAAGCGTTAATACAGGAACACTTGCAAAAGATTCTAGAGTTGGAATACTATCTAAAACAGGAGCAGACGCTAAGAAAATGTTTACTGATAAAGTTGTTCCTATAGCAAACAGACTACCATTCTTCTTCAAGCCTATACAAGATGGTATGGATAAACCTAAGACAGAGTTAGCATTTAGAATACCAGCGTCTAAGATAACAAAGAAAAACATGTATGATGCTGATAAAGAAGAGCTGTTAGGATTAGATACAACTATAGATTGGAAGAACACAGATGACAACTCTTATGATGGTGAGAAGCTATTATTGTTAGTGCATGATGAAAGTGGTAAATGGGTAAAGCCAAATAATATTTTAAATAACTGGCGTGTAACAAAAACCTGTTTACGTTTAGGTAGTAAGATTATAGGTAAATGTATGATGGGTTCTACTTCTAATGCATTAAGCAAGGGTGGAGATAATTTTAAAAAATTATACGAAGATTCTTCATTAAGTAAACGTAATTCTAATGGCCAAACCAAAAGCGGACTATATAACTTATTTATTCCAATGGAATGGAATATGGAAGGATTTATAGACAGATATGGATTGCCTGTTTTTAGAAAGCCTGAAGAAAAAACTATTGGTGTAGATGGTGAGATTATAGAAAATGGTGCAATAGATTACTGGGAAGCTGAAGTTGATAGCTTAAAGAATGACCCTGATGCTTTAAATGAATTTTATAGACAGTTCCCAAGAACTGAGTCACATGCTTTCAGAGATGAGAGTAAACAATCTTTATTTAATTTAACAAAGATATATCAGCAGATTGATTATAATGACTCTACTATAAAAGAACATCATTTAACAAGAGGGTCTTTCTCATGGAAAGATGGAATAAAAGATTCTAAGGTTATATGGACACCTAATAATCGTGGAAGATTCTTGGTATCTTGGACTCCTAACAAAAATTTACAGAATAGAGTCATAAATAGGAATGGCAAAAAGATGCCAGGTAATGAACACCTGGGTGCTTTTGGTTGTGATAGTTATGACATATCTGGAACAGTAGGTGGAAGAGGTTCTAATGGTGCACTACATGGTCTTACAAAATTTAACATGGACGAAGCTCCAAGCAATGAGTTTTTCTTAGAGTATGTAGCAAGACCTCAAACGGCAGAAATATTTTTTGAAGAAGTGTTAATGGCTTGTGTGTTTTATGGAATGCCTATACTTGTTGAGAATAACAAGCCTAGGCTTTTGTATCATTTTAAAAACAGAGGATACAGAGCTTTTAGTATGAATAGGCCTGATAAGGTTTTTAATAAATTATCAAGAACAGAAAAAGAATTAGGAGGTATACCAAACTCCAGTGAGGATATAAAACAAGCTCATGCTGCTGCAATAGAATCATATATTGAAAAGCATATTGGCTTGGATATGGAAGGTACATTTAGAGACTCTGACTTGATGGGTTCTATGCCATTTACCAGGACTCTAGAAGACTGGGCAAAGTTTGATATAGGAAACAGAACTAAGTTTGATGCATCTATTAGCAGTGGTTTAGCAATCATGGCTTGTCAAAAGCATCTTTATACACCTGAAAAGAAAAGCTCAAAAATTTCCATTAACTTTGCAAGGTATACCAATAAGGGATTAACAAGCGATTTAATTAGATAGATGAAAGAAGTTAAAGTAAATATTTCATCTGTAGGCTTCCCTAGTCAATTTGTATCAGATGCAGAAAAAGCCACTGATGAGTTTGGCTTACAGATAGGGCAAGCAATACAGTATGAGTGGTTTAGAAAAGACGGCAACGGCTGTCGTTATTATAACCAATGGCGAGATTTTCACAGATTACGCTTATACGCAAGAGGAGAACAATCAGTTGGTAAATATAAAAATGAACTAGCAGTAGATGGAGATTTATCTTATCTTAATTTAGATTGGACACCTGTCCCTATACTTCCTAAGTTTGTTGATATTGTAGTTAATGGAATGTCAGATAGACTTTTCAAGGTAAAAGCTTATGCTCAAGACGCATTATCGCAGGGTAAAAGAAGTAAGTATCAAGATATGGTTGAGGGCCAGATGGCCGCTAAAGACATACTCTTAGATATTAAAGACATGACAGGAGCAGACCCATTTACAATGGACCCTGATTCTCTTCCTGAAAATGACGAAGAACTTACACTATACATGCAGCTTAACTATAAGCCTGCTATTGAGATAGCTGAAGAGGAAGCTATTGACACCATGTTTCAAGAAAATCATTATGTAGATACACGCAAGCGTATTGATTATGATTTAACAGTATTAGGTATTGGTGTAGCTAAGCATGAGTTTTTACCAGGCTCTGGTGTAGAGGTTAAGTATGTTGACCCTTCTAACGTTGTGTACAGTTATACTGAAGACCCACATTTTAAAGATTGTTTTTACTGGGGTGAAATTAAAGTTGTTCCTATTACGGAGCTCCTAAAGATTGACCCAACATTAACTAATGAAGATTTAGATAAGATATCTAAATATAGTCAAAGCTGGTATGATTACTACAACGTAGCACAATATTATCAGAACGATATTTTTTATAGAGACACAGTAACCTTAATGTATTTCAATTATAAAACCACAAAAAAGATGGTTTATAAGAAAAAAGTTACTGATAGCGGAGCTATGAAAATGATAGAAAAAGATGACCAGTTCAACCCTCCACCAGAAATGATGGAAGAGGGCAGGTTTGAAAAGGTTTCAAAAACTATTGATGTTTGGTATGACGGAATAATGGTGATGGGTACTGATATTCTTTTGAAGTGGGAACTGGCCAGTAATATGGTTCGCCCTCAGTCTTCTTCACAACACGCATTACCAAACTATGTAGCTGTAGCTCCAAGAATGTACAAAGGCGTAATTGAATCTTTGGTTAGAAGAATGATTCCTTTTGCTGATTTGATTCAGATTACACATTTGAAATTACAACAAGTTATAGCCAGGACTGTGCCTGATGGAGTATTTATAGATGCAGATGGATTAAATGAAGTTGACCTGGGGACAGGAGCTGCGTATAATCCTGAAGATGCATTAAGATTATATTTCCAAACAGGTTCTGTAATTGGAAGAAGCTATACACAAGACGGAGACTTTAATCAAGCCAGAGTTCCTATACAGCAACTTACATCTAATAGTGGTGCTAGTAAAACTCAGATGCTTATTACAAACTATAATCATTATCTAAACATGATTAGAACTGTAACAGGATTAAATGAAGCTAGAGATGGCTCAACGCCTGACCCTAATTCTTTGGTTGGATTACAGAAGCTTGCAGCATTAAACTCTAACACAGCTACTAGACATATACTTCAAGGAAGCTTATATGTTTACAGAACACTGGCAGAAGCTTTAACATATAGAGTGGCGGATATATTAGAGTACTCTGATTTCAAAGAAGACTTTATAAATAAAATAGGAAAGTATAACGTAAGTATACTTAATGATATATCTGATTTATATATTTATGACTTTGGTATTTTTATTGAGGTTTCACCTGATGAAGAAGAGAAGGCTCAGCTTGAGGCTAACATTCAAATGGCTTTATCTAAACAGGATATAAATCTGGAAGACGCTATTGATATAAGAGAAATTAAAAATATTAAACTTGCTAATCAATTACTAAAAGTAAAAAGAAAACAAAAGCAAGAACGTGATGAGAAGAATGCTATGTTAAAACAACAAATGCAAGCCGCTCAACAATTAAAGTCTCAGCAAATGGCTGCGCAGGCAGCTATGCAAAAATCTCAAGCAGAGATGAATGCTAAGATGCAAATTAAACAAGCAGAGATAGCTTTTGAAATTGAGAAGATGAAGAATGAAGCTATGCTAAAAAGTCAGTTGATGGCTGAAGAGTTTAATTACAATCAACAGTTAAGAGGAATGTCAGAAGAAGCTCTGGCAAAAAGAGAAGTTCAGAGAGAAACATCTAAAGCTTCTCGTATTAGTCAACAAAACACAGAGCAGTCTAAGTTAATTAATCAAAGAAAAAATAACTTACCTCCTCAAAACTTTGAGTCTAATGAAGATAGTTTAGATGGGTTTGATTTAGCGGAGTTTGACCCAAGATAAACTAAATAAATTATAATTGTTTAATGTACTATATTTGTACAAAAATTAAATCTAATGGAAATAAAAGTAAAAGAAGTAGGTGTTGTTGAAGAAAAGTCAGTAGCAGAAGTAGAGGAAACTCTAATTGAAAAAGCTGAACAGCAACACGAAGAGCAGACACAGCCAGAAGCTGTAGAGCAAACCGCAGCTCCTGAGGAAACGCAAGGTGCTGAACTAAAAGAAGAAGACGTTCTTAGTTTTATTAAGAATAGATATGATAAGGACATATCATCGGTAGACCAATTGTTTGCAGAAAAAGAAAACAATGTTGAACTACCAGAAGATGTGTCAGCTTATTTTGAATATAAAAAGAAAACTGGTCGAGGTATTGAAGATTATGTTAAATTAAACAGAGACTTTGATTCCTTAGATGAAGACCAAATTTTAACTGAGTATCTTTTAGCCACTGAAGAGGGCATGGATAAAGATGATGTTGAGTTGTTGATGGAAGATTATTTCTACGATGAAGAACTTGACGATGAGTCTGATATTAAAAGAGCAAAGTTAAAAAAGAAAAAAGCAATTGTAAAAGCTAAAAAGTTTTTCAATGAACAAAAAGAAATGTATCGCCAGCCGCTTGAGTCAAGCGCAACTGGTGTTTCTGAGGACAGCGAAGAATATAAAGCTTACAAGCAATACGTTGAGAATGCAAAGACTCAGTCAGAACTGCAGTCTAGGAAAGTAGATTTCTTTAATAAAGAAACTGACAAGGTGCTTAATCAAGACTTTAAAGGTTTTAAGGTCAGTATTGATGACGCTAATTTGTTATACAATCCTGGAGGTTCTGCGCAAGAGATTAAGAAAGCTCAGTCTACTATTATTAATTTTATTAATAGTCATTTGACTGAAGATGGATTAGTCAAAGATGCAGCTGAATATCATAAAGCATTATCAGCAGCAATGAACCCTGACAAGTTCGCAAGATTTTTTTACGAACAAGGTAAGGCAGCGGCAACGGAAGATGTAACTAGAAAAATGAAAAACATTAATATGTCTACACGTTCCGCTCCAGAAGTTACTTCTAAAGGAGGAACTCAGTTTCGTGCAATCAATCCAAGTGAGGGAAGGGGTTTAAAAATTAAGAGTATTAAAAGAAAAAATTAACAACATTTTAAAAATTAAAAAATGGCAGGACAATTATTAGGGCCAAGTACTACTCCAGTAGGACCAGGATTTGCGCTACAGCCAGCACCACAACAAGTGCCGTTGGCTACGAATTACATTACTGATTTCAACTTTTTAAATCAGTACTTACCAGACACTTATGAAAAAGAATTTGAGCGTTATGGTAACAGAACTATTTCTTCTTTCTTACGTTTAGTAGGAGCTGAGCTACCAAGTAACTCAGACCTAGTAAAGTGGGCAGAGCAAGGAAGACTACACACTAAATATGTACAGTGTGGAGCACCAGCAACAGTTGATGGAGACAATGTAACATTTGACATTAACGATGCATTAGTACCAGACAGAGCAGCAACAGGGTTGACAGCTGGAACTATCGCTATTCGTGTAGGTCAAACTGTTGTTGTTTCTAACAACGATGGCTCAGGAGAATATAAAGGAATCGTAACTGCAGTAGGTGTTGCAGGTGGATTAAATGCTAACCAAATTTCTGTAGCTTTCTATAACGCTGCAGGTTACACAGGTGGAACAGGCGCAGGTAATGCTGACGCAACTATCTTTATCTATGGTTCTGAATTTAAAAAAGGAACAGCAGGAATGCAAGGTTCTTTAGAAGCTGAAGATGAAATCTTCGACAACTCACCAATTATCATCAAAGATAAGTATGCGGTATCAGGTTCTGATATGGCTCAAATCGGATGGATTGAAGTGACTACTGAAAACGGAGCTTCAGGATACCTATGGTATTTGAAGTCTGAGCATGAAACTCGTTTACGTTTTGATGACTACTTAGAAACAGCTATGATTGAAGCAGTACCAGCGGAAGCAAATTCTGGAGCAATTGGAGCACCTGGAGATGTAGGAAACAAAGGTTCTGAGGGTGTATTCCACGCAGTAGAAAACAGAGGAAATGTATGGGCAGGTGGTAACCCAACTTCACTAGTAGATTTTGATGCTATCATTTCTCGTTTAGATAAGCAAGGTGCGATTGAAGAAAACGTACTTTTCTTAAACAGACAATTTGGATTTGATATTGATGACATGTTAGCTCAGCTTAATGGTTCTGCTCAAGGTGGAACTGGTGGAACTACAGCTAATGGTACTTCTTATGGTCTATTTGACAATGACGTGGAAATGGCATTGAATCTTGGATTCACTGGATTCCGTAGAGGATATGACTTCTACAAGTCTGACTGGAAATACTTAAACGACCCAACTATGCGTGGTGGTTTAACTGGAACAGGTGCTGTAAATGGTTTATTAGTACCAGCTGGTTCAACTACTGTTTACGACCAAATCCTTGGAAAGAATGCTAAGCGTCCTTTCTTACATGTACGATACAGAGCTTCAGAAACTGAAGACAGAAAGTACAAGACTTGGATTACAGGTTCAGCTGGTGGTGCAATGACTTCTGATTTAGATGCTATGGAAGTAAACTTCCTATCTGAAAGATGTGTATGTACTATGGGTGCAAACAACTTTGTGATTTTCCAATCATAAACTAAATAATAAGGTAGGGGTCGCAACTTGCGACCTCAACCTTTTTTAATAATTAAATTATAATCAAATGAAAAAAAATGTATTGGTCAACAAGACCTATAAACTTACCAAAGATGCAGCTCCACTTTCTTTTATGCTGCCAACTAGAAACTCAAGAAGATATCCATTAATGTACTTTGATGAAAGTACAGGAACTAACAGAGCCTTACGTTATGCACGTAACCAAAAAAGCCCATTTGAAGATGAGCAAGATGGTAATGCTATTGTAGAGCCAATTGTTTTTGAAGACGGATTCTTATCTGTTCCAAGAACAAACCAAATACTTCAAGAGTTTTTACATTATCACCCAATGAATGGAAGCAAGTTTGTTGAGGTTAATACTGAGAAAGATGCTCAGAAAGAAATGGACAAATTAAACAGCAGAGTAGATGCTCTTATAGAGGCCAGACAGCTTGATATAGACCAGGTTGAATCTTTGGCTAGAGTGTTATTTAACACAGACACATCTCGAACTACATCAGCAGAGCTAAGAAGAGATATTCTTATATTTGCCGAACAAGAACCAGATATGTTTTTAAGGTCTGTTAAAGACCCTGCGTTAAAGCTTAACTCTAAAATAAAAGAGTTTTTTAATCACAGAGTATTAATATTCAAGAACAACAAGAAAGACGTATACTTCAATACGGATAAGAACAAAAAGAGAATGCTTAACCTTCCTTTTGGGGAAGACCCTTACTATGTGATTGCAAGCTATCTTCAGTCTGATGAAGGTATTGATATTTTAAAGTTTCTTGAAAAGAACTTGGATAATAAAAAATAATTATTATTTTTGTAATGGAAACATTCATAATAATAATAGAGCTGATAACTCTAACCAACCCAAAAGAGGCTGTAGAAATGCAACCTCTTTTTTTTTGCTTATCTTTGTAGTAAATAAATTAACAGATGAGCATTATAAATTCAGTACGTGAAACTGTACTGTCAGTTCTTAATAAAAATAACTATGGGTACATCACTCCTAGTGATTTTAATTTATATGCCAAGCAAGCGCAGCTAGATATTTTTGAAGATTATTTCTATCAATATAATTATCAAGTAAATAAAGAGAATGCTAGGCAATCAGGAATTGGATTGGCAGATATTAAAAAAGTATACGACGAGGCAATCAATATATTTTCGGAACAAGAATTTCTTGAGCCAGTTTATATTAATGGTGCGAATGAAATAATTACATCCCCATCCGCAACATCTACTTATAGTGTTCCTACAACAGCTACAACAGGTTCTAATTATTATTTGATAAATAAAATTTTATTACTTACAAGATACTTAGTTGCTAACAGCACTAATACTTTAGTTAGTCCAAATGAATTGGTGGATAATACTAAAAACTTTTTTAGCTTAGGAGTTCAGCCTGGGGATGTTGTGGTTAATTTATCAACTGGACAAACAGCAAATATACGATACCTTACTCCATCTACAACAGATACATTGGTATTAGATAGTAATATTTTTCTTTCAGCACCAAGCAATTATACAATTCTTAGTACAAAGCAAGGTTTAAATGAATGTGAAAAAGTAACTAATAAAAAAATTACACAACTAAACATGTCTAATTTGACTAAACCTACAGAGTTGTTCCCAGCTTATTCACAAAATAGTGAGGTAATACAAGTGTATCCTGAAAATTTTCAATGGGGTGCAAACGTAATAAACTCTGGTGAAACATCTGCTGGTAGAATATTGTGTCAGTATATTAGATACCCTGAAGACCCTAAATGGACTTATGCCCAACTTGTTGGAGGTGAACCATCATTTAATCAATCGGATGCATTGTATCAAGACTTTGAATTACCTTTAGAAGACGAGCCAACATTGGTAAATAAAATATTACAATATGCTGGAATGTCAATTAGAGAAGTTCAAGCAATCCAGTTTGGGCAATCAATGGATATGAGAGAAGAACAAAATCAGAAATAATGGCATACTTAACAGAATATCAATATTACGAAAACAACGGCAATGCTCCTGAAGACGCTAACTGGGGGTCATATCAATATGTAAGTTTATATGATATAGTTAACAATTTTATGTTAATGTATGCAGGTAATCATAGCTTAGTCAATAATGAGGAGCGATACAGAATTTTGTTTCACGCAAAAAGAGCAATTCAAGAATTAAATTATGATGCCTTTAAAGAATTAAAAATATTGGAATTAGATGTATGTGATACTTTAAGATATGTACTGCCTATAGATTATGTTAATTGGGTTAGAATATCCTTATATAAAGATGGCGTGCTTAGGCCTTTAACCGAAAATATTCAAACTAATTGGAGCAATGCCTATCTTCAAGATAATAATTGCAGAATATTATTTGACCATGACGGAAACATTTTAAAGCCGTCTACATCAACCATAGACATGCAAAGGATAGAGGGTACTAAAAAAAGTATTTACCTTAATCAGCAAAGCCCTTACAATAATAGAGAAGGGTATTGTGTGGATGGTGATTGGTATTTTGATTATGGTATCGGTGCTCAGTACGGATTAAACACAGAGACAGCAAACTTTAATCCTACATTTAAAATAAATAAAAAAGCTGGGGTTATAAACTTTAGTTCAGATATGGCAGGGGAGTTATGCATTCTTGAATACGTCTCTGATGGCATGGAGGGTGGTGATGACTCTCAAATCAGTGTAAATAAATTATTTGAAGAATATGTTTATGCTTACATTCAATTTGCTATATTAAATGCTAAGTTTGGTGTACAAGAATATGTTGTTGCTAGAGCAAGAAAAAGAAGCTCTGCGTTATTAAGAAACGCTAAGCTTAGAATTAGTAATATACATCCAGGACGTTTGATTCAAAACATCAGAGGTATGGATAAGTGGATAAAATAGAATGGCAGAGACTACTAGAAATTTTATTGCAGGGCGCATGAATAAAAGCGTTGATGAACGCTTACTCCCTAATGGCGAGTATATTGACGCACTTAATATTAGGCTGGGGTCTACTGAAGAATCTGAAGTTGGTTCGGTTGAAAATAGTAGAGGTAATCAGCAGTTAACAGCTTTAGAGCATGAAGGAGTGCCTTTAAGCTCTCAAGCTAAATGTATTGGAGCTTATGAGGATGGGCAAAGAGAAACATTGTATTGGTTTGTACATGACCCAGCACACTCAGGAAAAGGTATAGTAGACTTAGTTGTATCATATAATGTGCAATTAAATTTATTAACATACCATGTTGTGACAACTGGTTCAGGGCAAACAGTTTTAAATTTCAATGAAGATTATTTAATTACTGGAGTTAACAGAGTTGAGGATTTATTATTCTGGACTGATAACTACAACCAACCTAGATTTATAAACATTACTAGAAATTATAACTCAACCTCACCTGATTTAGCAGAACAACTTTTAGTAATTAAAAAGCCACCAGTTGCAGCTCCATCATTTGAGCTAACAAATTTATCTGGTGAAGAAAATTTTATAGAAGAAAGATTTATAACATTTGCTTATAGATATAGATATGAAGATGGCGAGTATTCTGCTTTATCACAATTCACAGAACCAGCTTTTGTTCCTAAAGGATTTGATTATAAAATAGAATCAGGCCTGAATGAGGGAATGACAAACGCATTCAACAACGTTAAAATTACTTATAACAGTGGAGGTCCTTTAGTGAAAGCTATAGAAGTTGTTTTTGCTGAAACCACATCAAGTGTGATAAAATCTATAGAGATATTTGATAAACAAAATCTTGGATATGCAGACAATACAGATTACAGTTTAGATTTCAGCAACAGCAAAATATATACTGTTTTAAACCCAACACAGTTAGTTAGGTTATTTGATAATGTTCCTTTAAAAGCTCAAGCTCAAACATTAATGGGAAACAGATTAATCTATGGTAATTATGTAGATGGTTATGACTTATTAGATTTAAACACCAACCCTATAAGGCTTGAATATTTTTGTAGGCTTTTATCCCAAGAAATTGGAGCTGAAAGTATTGGTGACCGAACTGATTCTTTTACGTATAATATTGATGGAAGTCAAAACATTGTAAACGCTGCAGTGTTTTTTGATTTTGACGATGTAGAGTTAAAAGCTGGCGCAGCTATTACTTTTGAAATACGATATACTCATTCTCAATTTTCTGGGCAAACACCTTTTCCATCTCAACAGTCTACAAATTTAGAGCTTGATTTTACATACATACTCCCTATAGATTTTGGAAGTGCTTATGAATTATCTCAAGACCCTTTATTTATACAGACAATAGGAACGGCAGCGAATATACTTCCAGTGTACGACCCTGTGCCTGGGAACGAAACTTCTTGTGATGGAACAACGATAACTGATGAATGGAATTGTTCTATTCCAAATACACTTGATTCATTAATAAAATTTGAAAGTGGTATTACAGCAGCTGGACAACCTATAGAAATAATTTCTAGTCCAGGCAGTAGTGAGATTGGTTTTGTTGTACCAGCAATGAGGTTTGTAGATGATTTAACCACCCCTACACAAAGTGTTTATGAATACTATACAGTAACTTTTGCAGAGGGTAGCTATTTAGGTATTGGAAATCCTAAAAGCTTACATAGTGATAGAGACTATGAAGTGGGTATTGTTTATATGGATGAGTTTAATCGTTCATCAACAGCTCTTGTTAGTCCTAACAATACTGTTCACGTCGGTTGCTCGGCTGCATCTCTTCAAAATTCTATTGAAGTAACTATTCCCCCATCACAACTAGCTCCAGCGTGGGCTGACCGATATAAGCTTTGTATAAAGCCAGATTTTGAGGATTACAATACAGTTTATTCAAACATATTTTTTGATGAGGTAGGAACTGCCGCAACATTCTTTTTGCTAGAGGGTGAAAACTCTAGAAAGGTTGAAGAGGGTGATAGACTTAGAGTAAAGGCTGATACTAATGGGCCAACTACAAGATGTCAGTACGCTACTGTTTTACAGAAAGAAGCTCAGACACAAGACTTTATGGACCCTCCACCTAAAGACTCTAATGGTACAGATATTCCTGTTCCAGCAGGGACTTATATGAAAATAATACCTAATGACTTTGAGGTGGTTCAAGGCGATTTACCGACAGTTTTATATGGCAATAGAGGTGATTGTGGTAGAAGAAAAAACCACCACCCAAGAGTAGCTTATCCAGTAAGCATTGAAGACCCAAATACCCCAGGGCAATTTATTGATTATTCATTACCTGCAGGTTCAAGAATAAATATATATGTAGACTTTAGAAGAAAAGGAACAGGTAACAGAGCATGTGATGGAAGACGTTATATATTAGATTTAAAGCTAACAGCATCTCAAGACTATGATAATTTCAAAGAGTGGTGGGACGGAGACAATATTGCTTCCTTATTGGATAGTGGAGCGGTTTCTGGAATTACAGGAGACCCTGATTGTCCACCTCCTTACTATGCTAATTATTATAACCCTGCTATACAGACAGGTCTTGGAACAAATAATGCTTTAGCTGCTATGCCGCAAAGCCGATGTGAATATCAGTGGCAGTTTTTACGAGCAACAAGTAACAATCAACTTTCTCTTGGATTAGTTGGAACTAACTCATGTTCTGGCGCTAAAAATTCAAGTAAAAGAAGAGCATGTATTAATGCTAAGATAGAAGTTTTTAGAGCTGAGAATACATTGGTTTTTGAAACTGAACCACAAGATGCTACGCCAGATTTATGGTATGAATCTGCAGATGTGTTTAATATAGATAAAGCAACTGGAAGACACGATGGTAATATACAAAACCAAACTAGCACTCAATCTGCCGTTGTATTAACAGACTTTTTCAATTGTTATTCTTTTGGTAATGGTGTAGAGAGTTATAGAATTAGAGATTCAATTGTAGGTAAAGAGTTTAGTTTAGGAGAAAGAACTACATCTACTTCTGAATTAGAGTTCAAGCAAGCGCATCGCTTTGCTGATTTAACTTATAGCGGTGTTTACAACAATGAAAGTAATGTAAACAAGCTAAACGAATTTAACTTAGGTTTACTAAACTTTAAACCTTGTGAAGATATATATGGTCCGATTGAAAAACTTCATGGAAGGGAAACCGATATATTAGTTTTACAAGAAGATAAAATTTCTTATGTGCTAGCTGGAAAGAACTTATTAACCGACTCCACTGGTGGAGGTCAAGTTGCTTCTGTGCCTGAGGTTTTAGGAACTCAGATAGCCAGAATAGAAGAGTATGGTATTTCAAGAAACCCTGAAAGCTTTTGTTCTTGGGGTTACAATAAGTATTTTACTGACGCTAAGCGTGGTGCAGTAATTATGCTTACAGGTTCTGCAGGTCAAAACGAACAGCTTACAGTAATTTCTGAAGCTGGTATGAGGTCTTGGTTTAGAGATAGATTTATTAATGGATTAAACACTCAAAAACTAGGAGGGTATGACCCATACATGAATGAATATGTTCTAAGTGTTAATGAGGAAGATTTGCCTTCAGAAGAATCTTGCATTGCTTGTGGTATTGAAAGAACATTTACTTTTCCTGAAGATAAAACATTTAATTATTGTATAGATTTAGGAGAATTAGTAGGAAATACAGATATAGAAATATTCGCAAGTGACTCACAAGGTAGCACTATAAAGGTAGTTTATAATGGTGTAGATGTGTTGCCAACAACCACTATTAATAATGGAAGTTCTTCTTTTGTTTTTGATAAAAATATTGTTAGTGAATCTGAAGCTCAAGTTACTCTTACTGGTAAAAGCGGTGCTACTATAAGGGTAGCTATAAAGTGTCCTGTTGCTGAGATTATAACTGTGTATCAAGTTTGTATAACAAACGCTACTCACGTAGGCCAAACCATACACAATGAGTATAGATGGATAGACGGAACTTATCTATCGCCACTACATTCTGAGCAGGTAACATTTATAGATGGCACTGATTTTATTATTATCAGTCAGTTTGATTCAGTAACCGCTCCGCAAGGAGCAGGAGTTATTCCTGCTGACAATGCTTCTGTTCAAGTAATTTGTCATAAAAGACCTGTTGATAATTTTGTTTTTCAGCCTACTCAAAATGAGTTATATGCCTTAAGAACTAACACCACATACGCAGCTACACCAGCTGGTATACTTTCTTTAATTTCTGCTGCAGGTACAGCTTTACCTTTAGATGTTTCTCTTGCGCCAGACCAATATATTGGAAACTATACAATGACTACAACAGGCTCAAACTTATATTTAGTATATGATTATAGACAACCAACGGAAGATGTGTTATGTTACGGAACAACAGACTTAAACGATGTGTGCTGTGACTGTACCGAACCACCAATACCATAATTAAAATAAATAGAATGGCAGTATCAGGAACATATTATTTAAACGGACCAGACTTGGCAACTTCAACGGCAATATTTGCCGATGAGGACATGAATGTTTGTGCAGCAGATGGATTATATTCAAACGGCTTAATAGTACGTGAATTACTTAATTGTGTTTTACTTCCTGCTCAACCTTGTCCGTCATGCGTTGCTCCATGTGGTCAAGTTGCTGGAGAATCTAGTAGTGTAAACGGAACTTTCTTAGGTCAAGTTAATGCAGGGTCAGATTTAGGTGCTGTAGTTATTTATTCTATTGTTGGAAGCACCATACCAGATGGTGTGTTAGTTACATACAATAATCAAACATATAATCAATTAACATATATAGGAAATAATGCAGGGCCAGTTGGATTAAATACACCAGTTGGTCAGCCGACTTATTATGGAAGTAACGCTAGTACTCCAGTGTCTTCGACTGGGCTTCCTGTGTACTCTCTTCAAACAAACGGAACTTATCTTAATACTGGGACAAATGCTCCTATAACTGTAAACACTAATCAGCTTGATTTAAGAGGCGGTGGAACTAGGGTTTATACTCAGGTAATCCCAAAGAACTCAGCAACAGCTACAAATTTAAACATAGATTTTTATGGCCCTATATTAAATACATTTTTTTCCTTTCAAGTGAGTTGCCCTGCTGCTCTAGATAGTTTTCAAGCTTCAACTATTAAATCAAATAATTTTTGTGCGCCAGCAACAGAAACTTATTACTTTGCGCAGAATGCAACCACTACGGCTCAGCCACCAATCGTATTTACACCTCAGACGCTTAGTTCCCCTGGTGTGGGTAATTATGTTTTTTTAGATGATGGCGCAGGAACATTAATAAATAACACAGGCACTAGTCAATACTTAATAATAAACAACAGTACTTTCCTTGAGATACAATATGGTATTGTTATATCTACAGGTGCGTGCATTGAACCATAAGAACTAGTAAAATAAAAAAATGGCAGAAAATTATACATTAACATATAGCAGTTCAGCACAAGGGTGGCCTTCTTTTTACTCTTATTTTCCAGAGTTTATAAAGGGTATGAATCAATTTTTATATACATTTAAAAATGGTAATTTATATCAACACAATGCACCTAGTGTTCCAAGAAATAATTTTTATGGAATACAAGGAAACTCCACATTGACTAGCGTTTTTAATGAGTCTGCTTTAGAGAATAAAAAATTTAAAACAATTGCTCTTGAAGCTGATGATGCATGGGAGGGTACATTTATAACTGATTTACAAACGACAGGTTTTATTAATGCAAGTTATTTTGAACAGAAAGAATCTGACTGGTTTGCGTTTATTAGAAATAATACAGACTTACCTAGCAATACCCCTCAACTCCCTTTACGTTCACTTACAGGTATAGGATTTAGTGATGATGTTGTAATTGGAGTTAATACAGCAACTATTACCTTTGTCCCTCCGTCTAATATTGGTTCTATTTTGTCGAATGGAGATTTATTTTATTTTGGTGTAGAAACTTCACCTGGGTCTGGAGTTTACAATCCTAGCTTAGCTGGAGAGGTTACGTCATTAGTAAAACAAAACAACGGAACATCTATAGTAACTATTGATACAACAGTAGCAGGAAGCGTTGTAATACCAGGAGTTAATGAATACTTTTTGTTTATTAAAAATTCTATTGCAGAATCTCAAGGGGTCTTAGGTCACTACTGTGAATTTAAGTTAACCAATACTTCTACCTCTGCTACAGAACTATTTGCAGTAAAAAGCCAGGCATTCAAAAGTTTCCCTTAAAATTCATATCTTTGTAAAAGTTATGGGTATATTAAGTATATTTACAAAAAGGAAAAATAAACCAGAGAATATACTAGAATATGTCCATCAAAACAGAGGTCTTCTTTGGGAGAATATTAACACATTCAAAGAGAACGTCTTATTACACAGTGATTCGGTAAAGCACCACACTCCTGAAATGGATAAGTTGATGCCAGTTACTCATCATTTGAAAGACGGACTATATACCAGAGAGATTTTTATGCCGAAAGGCACATTGGTTGTAAGTTTTATTCATAAACAAACCCACCCATCTTTTTTTTTAAAAGGTGAGATGTCAGTTTTATTAGATACTGGTGAGGTCAAAAGAATAAAAGCACCAATGAAAGTGATGACTGAGATAGGTACACAACGAGTTGCTTATATACATGAAGATACAACTTGGGTGTGCGTATACAGAACAAACGCTAAAACAATTGAAGATGCTGAGGCAGAGGTTTATACGGAAGATTATAAAGAACTACCTGAGTATGTTATATTAAAAAAAAAATTATTATGTCAGGAGCAATAGCAGGCTTAGCTATATCATTAGGAACAACCACAATGAGTTTTATCAATGCTGGTAAACAAAAAAGAAAAGAAGAAGCAGCAGCAAGGTCTGCATCATTAGCTATGGCTGAAGTAGAGAAAGAGCTAACAAAAAATGAAATGAAAGCTCTAGCAATACAACAAGAGCCATACGAGCAAATGCAGGACACACTGGGTGCTCAGATTAAAACAGAAATGGCAGCCATTAGAGAGGGTGACCAGCGTGGCGTTTTAGGTGGCTCTCAAAGAGTTCAAGAGGGAGCGGTTCAGGCTTCTGGAGCAATCAGAACTGCTCAAGGTCAAGAAATGTCAGGACTAGATAAATTAGTTGCTGATGAAGAAACTCGTAAGAGTGATATCAGAATGCAGATAAAACTTGGTGAAGCCGCTGGTGCTCAGCAAGCAGCAGCACAAGCAGCAGAGGCTAAAGCTCAGCTTAACCAGCAAGCTTTAATGGGTGCTGCGAGCACTGTTTCTCAAGGACTTCAAATGCTACCTACTTACGGAAAAAGCGCAGAAGCTAGAGATGTATTGGGAATGAAGAGTGATTTTACCAAACAACAAAAGAAAGATTACATGGCAGGAACAGGTCAGTTTGCTGGACAAGGTCCTAAAACAGGAAGAGAGTACAGGCAGAATTTAAAGCCAATGATGGACCAAAACTTTCAACAAGCTGTTGGTGGGTTACAATTTTCTGGTGACCAGTTTCAACAGTTCGGAAATATAGGACAGTTCGGAGGTTTGCAACAAGGACAGTTTTCTAACCTTGATTTTCAGCAACTAGGCGGCTTACAAGGTGCAGAGTTTATGGACCTGTTAATGCAGATGACTCCAGGACAAAGAGCAATGTTAAAGCAGCAACTAGGTTTTAATTAAAAAGATAATTAAATGAGTTATTACGGATACGTAAAAAGAGAAAACGCTGCTGGTGTTAATTGGCAGGAAGTAGGTGAAAACTTATCTAATGTTTTATTAGAAGCTGGAGCTGAAAGACAAGCTAAAAGAGATGCTTTTGATGAAGCAACTAAAGAATATCAAGACGTTCTTAATAATGCTCCATCTGGAGATTTTAAAACAGCAAATGCCTTTGCATTAAACCATGCTGCAGATGCTGCACGCATGCGTTTAATTCAAGACAGACTTTTAAAGAATGGTGTAATGAAAGATAGAGATTACACTGTGGCTCGTCAGAACTTAACTGATGGGACTAAACAACTATTTGGTTTAGCTGAAGAATACCAGGCTGAGTATACAGACAAAATGGCTAGATTAAAAGATGGTAAAAGCCAGGAACTAGAATCCTGGCTGATGGCTCAAATAGAGGGTCTTTCTAATCTTAAGAATGCTCAATCTTATATAAACTCAGAAGATGGAAGCGTTAGTATTGGTAAACTTGTTGATGGCCCTAGTGGAACTAGAGTCTTAAGTAAAAATCCTAATGACTTCATGACTGTAAATCAGTTACGTAACAGATATAAAGAAAAGTACGATAAGTTTGATGTGTCAGGAACTATGACCATGGAAGCTGAGAGGCTAGGGACTTATATAGATAGTGTAAGAAACGCTGGAGGTCCAGCGTATGCAGGTACTATAACTAAACTCTTAGACCCAACTATGCGTGGGAAACTAGGTCCTAATGGTGAAAAAGCTGTAGATAGTTTTTTATCCATGGAAAAAGACATGATTAATGGATATTTAGAAGCTAATCCATTAAACGGATTATCTGTTCTTACAAACACCATAGCTATCAATCCAGATACTGGACAACCATTTGAACCTACATTTGATGAGGCAGAAGCTAAATCAGACCCTAATAAAGTTTTGATTAGAGACGATGGTAGTGGTAGAATAGAGCCGCTTCTTAACGATAAGCAAAAGAAATTAGTTTTTGAAAGTGTTCAAACAAACTTCAGAAACAAAATAGATAGAGAGAAAACAATATCTACTTACAACGAGCCTAAAGAAAGCAAAGCTGAAATAGATAAAGGTGATAAAGAGGTTAAGGATAAAAATGTTGTAAGCAATGTAGGTAAATTATACTATGGTACTGACGAGGAAGTTCAAGAGGCTGAGGATTATTTAAGAAGTATCAATCCTAATATTGAGTCTATTGATAGAACTGGTGAGAGTGTTATTATTACATTTAATGATGGTAGAGCTTCAGAAACAATTACCTTTGAAAGCACACCTGGTGACCCAACAACTCGATTAGACCAGGGTGCTTGGATAACTTCAAGCGCAAACTTCTTCTTAGACGATAAGAGTAAAATTACAAATGTAAATGAGGTCTTGGGTAAATCAGGTATTGATTTAACAAAAGACTTTAACAAAACATCAAAAGGATTTAGTGCAGGTACTATAGAGACTGAAGAATCTACACAAGACGCATTTAGAAGAATTTTGGATGAGGACATAGATGAAACAAGACATGAGTTTGTTACTAAAGATGCAAATGGTAAAATAACAGGAGTTATTGATGATGCAAATGGTGAAGCGGTAAAAGCTTTTAAAAACAAATTACCACAAGGATTTGACATAAAAGAATCTTATGGAGTTGGTGATAACAAAGATAAGTTTGTTGAAATCAAGAAAGGCGGTACAACACTAGGAGAAGTTGATATTAGTAAGCCAGGATATTCTAAAGAAATAAAAGACCTTATAACCAAAAGTTTAACTGACGAACAGGGAATTATTCTGCAAGCTACTACTGTAGGTAATAGAGGTGGAAAGAAAAAGAAAAGAACACAAGTAAGGTCTCCACGTGGCAGTGGTGAACTTGATTAATAAACATCTATGGAGGAATTAAAAAAACTTTATGATACTCTAGTAAGAGAGGGATATTACACTAATTCTTACGATGAGTTTGTGCAGAAGTATAATGGAAGTGATGCGTACAAAGACCAAGTGTTTGGAGTGGTATCTAGAGATGGTTTATATACCAAAACAAAAGAAGAGTTTTTGTTGAAGTACAAGTCCCCTGAACTTAAAACAGAATCGCTTGTTGAAGATGAAGTTGAAGTAAAAAAAAAAGACGCTTCGGACTCAGATTCGGAAGTTGGTTTATTGGAGCGATTCAAGACTAAGTACAATATTCAAGAAGACGATGTTGATTTACGAGAGCAACCTCCAGTACAAGCGGTAGACCAAACAAGAGTTGCACAGCCAAAGTTTAGAGACCCTGTTCAAGTAGCTCAAGAAAAAGAAGCTAAAGAGGCTTTTGATGCTCAGCGTAAACTGGACATGGAAGCTTTTAAAACTCAAGAAAAGCTAGACCAAGAAGCTCAGTTAGAGCAGCAAAAAATAAACCAAACATTACTACAACAAAGTGAAGAGTTTCAAAATGATTTATCAATTGTTACTGCTGACCTTATTGCTCAAGACGAAGACTCTGTTGTCCCTGTTTTAAATAAGAAGTTTCAGAAGTATGGTTTTTCTTTTAGATTAGCTATGGCTGATTTAACACCAACTGGAGCAACTGGGATGAGTGATGCGTTGGTTGTCACTAATTTTGATGGTTCAGCTACAGAAACAATTGACCTCGGCCTTTTTACCACAGACGCAGAGATATTAGAATCTCAAAAGCTAAAAAACTTTTTATCGCAACATGCTCTTGAAGAGTTTGAAACAAATGAAGTCTTAGACTTCGAGGGTAAATCTTTAAAAGCTCAACAGCTACGAAGAGTAGGGCTAATAAATGCTGATGGAACTGCCTCTACTGTCTTGATGACATCTTATGAGGAAGATGGAAAGCATTATGCTATTCCAACTTTATTCCCAAAAAATCCTGAGTTCTACGGAACGAATCCTAATGACTGGATGAGGTTAGATTTTGAGGAAGCAAAAAAAGTAGCTGAAGAAAGAGGTGAGGTTTTTCAGTTTGATACAGAAGAAGAAGCACAAAGATTTGCAGAGGGTGAGTGGAAAGACACACACTCGACAGATGCCGTAGGCAAACAATTATACTCAATCACTGGCCTAAACTTTAAAACTGAGCAAGCAAAATATGATAAGTATTTAGAAGTAAGAGATAAAATAGATTTTATAGAATCTCAGGTTGCAGATTTTGGAGATGATTTTATTGAAGAGCTAACTCCAGAGCAAAAGAAACTTTATGGTGGTCTGTATGTTAATGGTATTTTAAGAGATGATACTGATGAGGTTCTAGCAGAGCTTAAAAAAATAGAAGATGATTTATATTCTGAGGTTAACACCACAGAAAAAATAGACTTGAGAGAAAAATATGACTTGCTATTACAGAAAAAATATTCAGCATTAGCTAAAGACGCATCAATTACAAACTATCAAGCCAAAGCTTTTGAGGAAGCGTTGGAAGTTGAAGCACTAGAAACTTTCGGTGTTGAACTAAAAAATTTAACGGACGTAAAACCAGAAACAGAGAGAGAAGCTGCATTACTAGACAGCTTCAAAGTTCAGGTCGCATCGCTCAATGCAGAGAAACAACATGCAGCAAACATATATGAGTCAGCTAAAACTTTCTATAGTGCTAAGTATGACAAAAGTATTATGGGTGAGTTCGAGACAGGTATGTCTGCAGTAATGAATGAGCTACAGAAAGGTCTTAATGATGGTAATGCCGCTGAAGTAATACTTCAGTTATCTACAGGTATGCCTTTTGATTTTCAATCGCTAGACCTTGATAATCCAGAGGATAGAAAAAAAGCTGCTGAAATGATAGTAGCTTTAAAAACTAAAAACAGAGGCAAAAAAGATTCAAGAGCACTATCTAGATGGAACAGAGCTAAAGGATTTAGAGAAAGCTTAGACGCTTTTTTAAGAAACCCTAGAGAATTAGCATTGTCTTTGGCTGCAAACTCTATAGGAATGATGTTGCCTTATGGATTAGAAATAGTTGTAGGTTCTACAGCGGTTGGTGCAGGAACAGGAGCAGCAGTAGGGAGTGTTGTTCCAGGAGCTGGTACACTTGGTGGCGCAATTGCTGGTGGTAAAGAGGGATTAAAGGCAGGAATGGCTTTAACAGCATTAGCCATGGAATATACTAATGAATATTTTGCAGCCATGGAGTCCGAGGGTTATGATGTTCTTAACGCTAAGGACGTTGAGCTAGCTATGCAAGATGCTGATGTATGGGCGTTAGCAAAAGAACGTGGTTTAAAGCGTGGTATTCCAATTGCTTTAGTTGATTACATCACTGCAGGATTAGCTGGTAGAGTTTTTAAGGTAGGTAAGACAGCAACAAGAACTAAAAAAATTGCATCGCAATTAGCTGAACGTGCTATCTTTGACCCTATTGGTGAGATGGCTGGTGAAGCAGCAGCTCAAGTTGCAGTCGGTGATGACTTAGATTGGAAAGAAATTGCAGCTGAGGGTATCGGTGGTTTTGGTAACAACGCCAGTATGATGGCTGTTAACAAGCTAATAGATGCACGTAATATGTCTAACATAGAGCTTGCTTCTAAGCTTACAGATATAAACTTTATTGTTAACGAGAAAGAATCAGACACAAGAATATCTGCGTGGACAAATAACATGCTTTCGCTTGGTAAGATTAACGAAGACCAAGGACAGCGAATACAAAAAAACTTAGGCCTATCTAAAGATGCAGATAATATGCTGGATTTTGGAAGAAGTAAAAACAGACCTAAGAATAAAAGAGTTAAGGCTAGACTAATGGAATTGTTAGCGGCCAAAGAAGAATATACTGCAGACACTAATCGTAAAGAAGTGTTTAGTCAGAAGATAAAAGATATAAATGCAGAGATTGCATATCTTATAGAAAACAAATCATTAGCTCCAGACAACAAGAGAGCAAAGATAGAAGCTATATTCTCACCAGGCGTAGAGGTTGGTGATGTTAGAGCTGGTCTATCTCAGTATGTAATTGACGGAAAGAGTTACACCAAGCAAGAGTTCTTAAAGAAGCTTGGTAAAATGAGTGTTCGTGAGTTGACTAAGTTCAATGGTAAGGTTGTTAATGATGAAGAAGTTGCTAACCAATTAAATGATAAAATAAATGCCGTTCAAAAGCCAGAAACAGAGAGCGTGGATGCACGCCAACAAGCCACAATTGGCACAGGAGTGGGAACAGAAGTATCACTCGAAGAAACCCCAGGGGTTGAGACCACCGAAACGCAAGAAGTAGAAACTAAAAAGTTTCAAGATGACCAAGTTGTTTTAAAAGAAGAAACATTTACTATAACCGATGAAGATGGTAGTAGACAAGAGGTAATTGTAAAAACATACTTAGATGGCTCCTTTGGTACAGGTGCAAGAGTTAAAAAGTTTGATTCAAATGGAGAGCTTATTGAAGACACAGGTGGATTTTTTGAAAAACTTGCAGACAATGATATAGTTGTTAGAGATGGAATAACCGCTGAACAGCAAGTGGAATTTATTTATGCACCTGGTGAAGAGGTCTTTGAAAAAACATCAGAGAGAAGTGGTACTGAAGTAAACAAACCTAAGAAAATAGCACAATTAACTTCTGACCAGAAACAAAAACTAGGTATAGAAACCCCAGGGGTTGAGACCACCGAAACGCAGGAAGTAGAAGTGCCACAAGTTGTTGGTACTAATCCTTTGTCATCTATTGAAGTGTCAGAAGATTATAATGACATAGGTGCTCAAAGAAGAGAGAAGATGAAAGCTGTTACACGAGCCATGGAAGATGGTGAGATAACTGAACAGGAAGCTCTTGAGTTAAGACAAGAAAGTTTTAATAATGTAAAAGAAGCACAAAGACTTTTTAAAGTTAGAAAAAAACAACGTAATATTGCAAAGACAAATGAAAAAACAAGTGAAGAAACAACTACAGAAGTCCCAGCAGGAAACAGACTCTTTAGTCAGCCCTTACAGGCAGCGACAGAAATTGCGAATAGAGTTAAAGAAAGAACTGGAATTGATACGCCAAAGGGTAAGAGAATAACAAAGTTAGACGAAGAACGTTCAAAAAGAATATCAGACGCATACGAAAAACAAGAATCAAACCCTGATGACCCTGAAGTACAGGCAGCTTACAAGGCTTTAGTAGATGAAACTATAGCTCAGTATGAAGATATATTGTCTGATGGATATGTAATAGAGCTAAGCGACACAGAGTATAAGAGCTCTTCTGATATGATTTCAGACCTTAGAGACAATAAGAACATGAGAGTGTTCTCAACTGAAGAGGGTTTTGGTGATGCTGGTATTACAGATGCAGATAGAGCGACCAATCCTATGTTAGCTCCCACAAAATTTAAAGACAAAAATGGTAAACCCCTTTTAGTTAATGATGTGTTTAGGTTTGTTCATGACTTTTTTGGACACTCTAAAGAGGGTAACAGCTTTGGCCCTATAGGTGAAGAAAACGCATGGGACGTTCACTCTAGAATGTATTCTCCTTTAGCTAGAAGAGCTATGACAACTGAGACTAGAGGTCAGAACTCTTATGTTAATTTCTCTGGGGTTAATGAAAAAGCTTTTAAATTAAGAGATGAAGCTAGAGCATTAAGAAAGCAAGGTAAGTTTGATGAAGCAGAGGCCAAGGTAAAAGAGGCTTATGCAACTATGGATTTTGCTGAGCAAAAAGTAATGCTTCTTCCTGAAGAGTTTAGTTTATTACCTGAAGAAACTCCTGAGGGTATAGCTCTAGCTGAAGAGGTTGCTGATTTAAAAACCTCCTTAGACGATACTAAGGTAGACTTCAGAAAGAAAGAAGACGATTCATTTACCCCTATAAAAGGTGAAGTAGATGCAGTCACTAAGGCAATCAACGAAACACAGTCAGGAAACGTGTCTACCAATCTTGTGGTAGAGCCTGAGGGCACTATTGATGTTAACGAACTCAATAGCAGAACAGACAGAAAGCTTCCATCAATAAAAACCTTAGAGGTAATTAATGGTATACCTGCTATATTTAATATATCAGACCAGCTTACTACAGGTAACGCTGTAAATGTTTTAACTGGTAATACCATAGATAATTTAAGAGGTGGCTTAGGATTTACTGGTACAATAGGAAATGAGAACGCTGCGTGGGCTAGCACCACAAAAGAGGAAGCCCAGAAACTATTAGACAAAGCTAAAAAAGTATACAACGATAACAAAGAATTGTTTGATAAGTTCTGGAAAGACAATCCAGAATTTAATGGACATGTTCCTATGAATATTGTTAAGATGGGTGAGGGCTCTATAGCTTCAAATGAAGCTGTTTTTAGAGTGCTAAAAGACAACTTGTCTAAAGTGCCTGAAAAAAACAAAGTAAAAGCTTTAGATGTTTTAAGACAAGACCTACAAAATATTGCAAATAGAAGAGCAGAGTCAATTAAAAAAGGTCAGGGTACTGATACGACTTTAAAAAAGTATCAAGAAGAAATAACAAACATAGAGAATGTGATAGAAGCTATGAAAGATATGAGTTCAATAGAACAAATATTAAACGCAGAGTTTCTGTCTCAATTAAATATACCCACAAGAGAATTACTGGGTAAAAGAATTACTACTGGTTCAGTTCGTAGAGCTGGTGCACCAAAGAAAAAGGTAACTATGCCAGCTAAAAGCGGTAAGCCTGTTGTGCTTGCTTTATTAGAGGGTATGGAGGCTAGCACAGAGACTGCTAGCTTAACTCATATACAGGAAATTACAGACCTTATTACTGAGCCTCAACTAGCTAATGTGCCACAGAGAAGTATAATAGCATTACAGGCGGTTGATGTAACAGTTGATGATGTTATAGAAACAAATCACCCTAATTATCCTTTTGGTCCTAAAGGAAAAACCATAGGGATATTAGAGCAGCCTGTTTCACTAGTAGAAACTTATCCAGAAGCTTATAGATTAGCTATGGCTGGATTAACATCAGCTGAAACAAAACAAGATAGAGTAACAAAAACAAAAGCAGAAAAAAGTAAAGGGCAATTAGTTGAGGGTGAGCTTGCTCCAGCTAGTGTTGGAACTATATTGACGCAAAAATTAGGAGTGCAATATGGTTTACCTGGACTCGAATTTGAGGGAGCACTAGCGCAAACCAACCTGGATAATGTCGCTAAGCTAAATGCGTTTATGAATATTGCATTTCCATCTGTCACTATATCCACTGAGAGCTCAACATTTAATAATGTTATGGAGTCTGAGGGTGTTAAAAAATATCTTAAAGGTGATGAGGTTATATATGGTGTTACTGTTAATGGTGATATATATATAAATCCAGATGTACATAATTCTCAATCTGCTTTATTTAACACATCTATTCATGAGATGGGTCACGTGTGGACTGACTACTTACAGACTACAAAGAAAGGAAAAGCTATATATGCACAAGGTGTAAAACTTATAGAACAAACAGAAGAATATAAGAAGCAACTTAAGAACTTCAACGGAGACAAAGTTAAAGCTGCAAACGAAACTATGGCTATCCTTATTGGAAACAAAGGACAGACTATAGCTGATGGAGCAGTGAAGAGTAAGTTTACTCAATGGCTTCTAGGTATGTGGAATTACATCAAGTCTCAATTTAAAATGTCAAAAGATTTGACGGCTGAAGAAGTTCAGGATATGAATCTAGATACATTCCTTGGAACTGCACTTGCTGACATTTTTGCTGGTAAAGAAATAAACCTCTCTAAAGCTCAGAAGAAAAAACTTAAGAATCCTGATGCTGCATTTAGTAAGACAGATTCAATGGGTGCTATCATAGATAAAGGAAGACAGAATGGATTCTCAGATGCGTCCATTAAGGAAGTCTTAAAAGACAGAGGTTTTAAAGTTGCTGATATAAACGCTGCTATGGAAGTTAATGTTGATGCATTTACACAACTGCCAGAAGCATTTGGTAGAGTAGAGGGTGGTGTTAGCCAGGGTATGAAGTTGTTTAAAGAAGTGAGAGATAGCTTATCTAAGTTTGCTACACCAGAGACAACATTATCTGAGGTGAGACAAAAGGCAATGGATTTAATTAAAGAGAATCCAATCTACAAAGCTCAGCCAGAACAAACTCAGATGGAGATTCTAGTAGACTTTGACAAGACATTGAACACACGTTCTAATGTTGCTGTACAAAAAGAAATAGCTGCGATTAAAAACAATCTAAGACAGCGTAAAATAAACAGCCAGAATCTAAAGGCCGCACAGATACAATTAAGAAACTATATAAGAAAGGCTTTACCAAAGTCTAAGATGTATACTCAAGCTCAAATAAACAAGCTTATATCACGTGTTACAAAGTCTACAGTGGATACATTCCAGGCAGATACTGAGTATGTGATGAAGATTGTAGACCAACAGAAAGCCAAGATGAAGAAAGCTGTTATCAAAGACATGCTTAAGTTGGTCAAAGCAAAAGCTATGACTGCATTCACTAAGTCTGGTAAGCGTAGAGCTAAAGGTTTAAGTCGAGAGGGTACAGCATACTTCAAAGCAGTTAAGCAGATACTTACAGCTGATGTAGATACCCTTAACAAAATACAGGAGGACCTGCAGAATGAGAGCTCAGAGATAAGCAATCTTATAGAGAAACAACAAGATGGACAGAAGCTAACTCAGAAAGAGCAAGCTAAAGTTAATCAGGCTCTAGCTTTTGATACCTTTGGTGATGTATCTAACATGAGCTTGGAAGAAGTTCAAGACTTAATGCAGCAGCTAAAAGATGTTAGAGCTGAATCAATTGCTACCTTTAAATCTAGAAGACTCGCCAGAGTAGAAGCAAACAAGAAGATGAAAAAGGAAGCTGATGCTCAGATTAAGGACACTAATCCTATGCTGTTTGATGCTGATGGAAATGTTTTAAATAAAAATGAACGTAACGCCAGAAAGAATGAAATACTTTCTCACTTCAGAAATTTTGAGATAGGTAAAGCTTTTAGAGAACTGGGTGAGAGAATGGCATTTAGTACGGCCAGAGAATTTATTCAGAACATGAAGCAAATGTTCCAGCACTTAGGCACATTAAGTAATGTATTGGATAGGGTGACTCAGGGTAAAAACTTTTTTACCAAGAATGTTTATGATGCTTTAAACAGAATGGATGACCTCAACAATGCAGGTGTGTTCCAAACTCAAGGAAAGCTTGATGCTATAGCAAACACAATCCCTGGTATAACCAAGGGAGTAAAACAAATATATCGCAAACTAAATAGTGGTGTTCATGTTTTAAAATTAAAGCGTAGTGATACTGGCCGAGAGTATACAGACATGTTTAATGCAGATGAACTCATGCGTATATATGCACTTAGCTTGAATGATGTTCAAAGACAGAAGCTTGAAGCTCAAGGTATAACTCCTGAGGTTATAGAGAATATTAAAAGTATCATAGGTCCAGAAGCTGTAGAGTTTGCTGACAAAACTGTAAACTTCTTAAGCAATGAATACTA